GTATTAAGCATGGTATCCATGGCTTCTACAATTACTGATTTGTCGTGTTCAAACTTTTGTGCGAATTCTTCACGCAACTCGGCCGTTATCTCTTCTCTTGCTTCATTTATTTGTGCTTCCCAAGCCTCTGATATTTGAACTGAAACATCTTCAGATAAAACATCAGACTCAAGAAGACCAGCAAGGATTTCATTTGTTGCCATTGTTGGTTCTCCTTCTTCTATTAAAGTTTAAGTTCTCTAATGAACTTAACTATTTCTTTTGACAAATACTTTTGTGCGTGTTTGTCGTTTTGAACATCTTGTGCAAGTTTCCACGTGCCGTAGCCACCTTGCATGTTCATTAATCCTTCATATATTGCTTTTGGATATGCTTCCGGGGCACTTGGTTGTGCCACGATATCAACTGTAATAATCTCATAATTACTCACATTACCACTATTATCAACTTCACCAGAACCACGAGATGAGACACCTAAAGTGGCGCCCGACTCGATTAGTGTTCTAATAATGTTACCCATTGGTGTAGGAACAATTTTAAGTTTACCAAAGCCATTTGGACCATCCATCCACATGTTTTCAATTATATGTGACACTCGGTCAACGTTGACTGTTAATTCGGGTGGGTGGTCGCATTCACCTAGCACTGGAAATCCATCCTTGATTCTTCCTTGGACGTTTTCTACTGCTTTAGCAATTTCTTTCACCGGGTATACTCGTTGGTTAGCATTTTTAACGTTACCTTGAACGAAAATACCTTCCATAAACATACTCTTGTTACCCTCTTCGCTTTCAACGATTCGTGATGTTACATTTGCTTGATTATGTGTTAATCTCTCAATAAGAACGGTCATCAATTATCTCCAAATATAATATTTACTTAGGCTTTTGGTGCTGGTGCTTTCTTATTACCAACAACATTTACATTGCCTGTTTTCATATCGGCTGCTGTTGCCGAACCGCCAGATGTATTACCATCGTTTTGTCCAACTGGTCCTGCATCACTTTCGTCTGCACCACCATCTTTCGCTACTGGAGAATCTTTCTCGCCATCAGCGCCTTCTTTAGCAGAAACTGGAATAGTATATTCTTCCAATTTTTCATCTTCATCTAGGTCTGTTGAATCTTCTTCAATTGCTTCTTCATCAGTTGAATCTTCTTCAGTTACTTCTTCAGCAAATAATTCTTCTTCTACTGCTTCTTCCATTTCTGGTTCTTCAATATCTAAATCAATTTCGCCTTCCATATCAGCCATTTCTTCGTCTTCATCTGTAGCATCATCTTCTTCGCCAGACATAATTTTTTCAAATTCTGCTTCTAGGTCTGCTAATGCTGACTCTAAATCTTCAACTCTGTCTTCAATTTCTTCTTCAGGTGCTTCTTCATCACTCATTTCTAAGTCATCTTCTGCGTCATCATCTGAAATATCTTCATCATCGTAAAATTCTTCATTTTCAATCTCGTCTGCATCTTCTTCAATATCATCTGATAAAGATTCGACTTCTTCTGTTTCATCAATTTCCTCAAGTTCTTCTTCTACAACGTTGTCGCTTTCGTTAAGAGAATCCTCATGGATTTGTCGTGCTTGTTCAACTACGAAGTCATGTAAAAGCGATTCTGCTTTTTCAGTTTCCTCGTTGATTAACAATTCTAGCACTTGTTCTAGTGTACTTCTTGACATTATAAGTCTCCTTAAAAATCTTAGTGTTAGCCACTTTAATTGCGGCTGGTTATAGAAACGAACATATAGAGTACCATTAATCTTACATTAAGATACAATTTGTTTCATACATAGTTATTTATAGGGATTATGCTCGTATATTGATAATATACAGTAAAATGAGCAGTTTTTGGCTGTTTTTTAGTTAACCATAGATATTTATCGTAACATCGTTTATTATATAATGATACTTAATACTGTAATATCGGGTATTACAGTTCTAAATCAGATGGACCTGCTGGTGATTCAGCGGGCCCATATTGTTGTTTAATTTGGACGGCATCGGAGCCCTTTTGATATTTTCTATATTCTCTTATCTTTCTTAATTTAGAAAGATGTGCAAGAGTCAAACGAGTTTTACGAGTATCTCCTAAGTCAATGCTCGTAAAAGCATCTTCTTCTGGAGAATAGTTTTCGTTTATTTCTATATATTTCATACTATTATTACTTGCCTTTCTCAGAATATTACTCTTACGAGTCGTCTGAAGATACTACAGTCCATGAAGCGTCTGAAAAATCTGACTCAGGTAGTCCATCTAATGCTGAAAACTCTGCCCATTTACTATCAGTCCACGTTCGTGTAACAGTAGCGGCTGTGCCTTGCCAGTCTGGCCATGTGTCTGGACTAGCAACAGATGTTACTAAACCCGCATCTTCAGATGACTCAAGAAAAGTATTTAATGTGGCTAAACCCGAAACATCTGCGTTTAGTTTATCTATTAGTGCTTCTACTGATGAATGGATGTCGCCACTAGTATCAGTGATTGTTAGTGTTTGTATTACTGCCATTTCTGTTTCTCCTTAATTGAATTTTTGCCAATTGTTTTAAACAACTCTGGCTTACTTGTATTTATGCTTTTTCGTCAGAATCGGTGTCTGTAGTTTCATTTTCAGCACCAGATATGACAGACCCATCTGATATATCATCTGCATCATCTAAATCATCTGCATCAAAATCGCCACCATCAAAATCGCCACCAGATCCTGGAGATGCGCCTACGCCTTTAAGTTGGTCTTCGCTTTGTGCTAGAGGGTCATCGAGGTTACGTTCTTCTTTCCACAGTGATGAATTTTCTAAGATTTCTTCGTCAGATAGTCCTAAGAAACGTTTCATTGCAAAACGTTTACTGATATAGTCTGCACTTTCAACACTAGTAAATACATTCATTGCTACTTGGTCTACTTCTGCTTGACGATACTTACCAAAGTTCTGAACAGTGTTAAAAGATAAGTCAAACGAACTACTTTCAATTAAAACACCACGATGTTTCAAGAACATCTTAAATTCAGTATCTAGTTCTTCAACAATAAGTTGTTGTAGTCTTTCACAATATTTTGTGAATCTAAACTCCTGAATCATTGCAGTACCAGTTCTACCATCGTTAAATGCTGAACCGTTGCTGTCCATACCACCCAAATAACTTGGTGGTACACGTAAACCTCTTAATAGTTTATCATTGAAGAATTTTAAATCATCAATTTCGCCTAAGTTCTCGCCACCCGGAAGTGTTTCAACTTTAGAACCACGACCTTCTGCCGTTTGAGCAAAGAAGTAATCTTCCATGATAGAAAGTGGATTGTATGCACTATCAACAACGTTAGCACCACCACCTGTTTTAGATGGGATTCTTCGTTGATGAATTTCATTCTTAATACGTTCTAAGTGTTGACGTGCTTTATGAGTTGGCATATCACCAACGTCAATATAAAATACTCTACGTTCTGGCGCTCTTTGAACACGATAGATAATGATAGAGTCTTCTAGTAATTCTTTTTGTTTGTATACTTTAAATACAGGCTCAAGCATACTTGTGCCAAAAGGCCAGTATTGGTCAATGCCCTCACTTAGAGATACATGAATAACGTGTTTGGCATCAACCGCAGTTGATGTCACATCACTAGAGAAACGAGAACCCTCTGGTGTTGGTGCAGAAAAATTTTGTTGTTGGCCAGAAGTTTGGGTTGGAATACCCATTTTCTGTGAGCCAGTCTGTGATAACTTTACAGTGTCAGCAGTAATATTAAGACTTTGCATGTTAATATCTAAGTCTTTGATATAATAGGCTTCAATTTTCTTGCCTTTGCCTTCATTGACAACGACTTTTTCTACTTTCGCTGGATTTACCCAATATAATTTATATGTTTCTGGATCTCTTACGAATAATTGGTCGCCGTACTTGACTGTATTTCTAAAAATTCTAAAAATACGTTTGTTCATTTGATTCATTGAACACCATTGGCGCAATGATTTCTGAAGAACTTCGTTTTCAGTAAACGATGGGTCGTCATTAAATTGAATATTGAATGGTAATTTTGTACTTTCATTAAACAAAGTAGAAAATTCTGCAATAGTGTCTAGTGCCGCATTGACTTCTGAGTCCATATCCATTTGGTCATACTGACCATATCGCTGGGCTCTATTTGGTTGACCCATATAAACTTCTGGTAACCAACTGCTATATTTTGAACTAGATGCGTGTGTGTCTCCCGAGCCAGTATCTGTCGCACGGCGTGGAACGCCGTCATATGTTTTAAAGTACTTTTTCCAAGTCATAATTTATTCCTAATTTTATCTATAATAACATATTCTGTATTCATTGTCAACCTTATGTCTGTGTATTTACTGTTCACTTAATACTTTAACGAACTCGTTCAGTTTTGCCGCAAACTCCAATATGGCGTTTTGATTATCAGTCACCATTTTTAGGTCACCAGTCTCAACTACATTCGTTTTGATAAGACCCTCATAAAATGTGGTTAATTTCGTTATTTCGACTAACAATCGGGTTGATTCTGACTCTTTCTTATCTTTCTCCATACCTTGCATAGCGGCAAAGTCGTCTACCAGTGTTTTTAACTTGGCATCTACACGTTCGTTTGTATTAACTGGGTTCAAGCCAAGAGCATCAAATCCTGAGTCATTGAGTGTGGCTAATTCATTAGTATAAGGTATGTTTTCCTTGCCCGTTGCCGCAAGGGCGTCAATACTAGTAGTTATTGCTGACTTTTTGAATATATCCCAATAGGTAGAGACTCCCGTCAACACCCCAATTGCGCCTTCGTGGGCGGCTATAGCCTTGCCCATAGAGATTGATAGTTCTCTATTTTCTTCTGTAAGGAGTTTAACATTATCAATAAAGCCTTTCATATGAAGAGTTACTGCTGACTCACTCATTCTCAATGCTTCCCTTACTTGTATCACTTGTGAAACCACTGCCTTTTCGGCTTCATTCTGTGTTCCCTTACGAGTGCCACCGGCTGCATCTCCATAAGTTTGTGCCGCTTCAATAATTTGACCAACCATGGATGCTAATTGCGGGTCACTTAATAATTGTACACGTACTCCACCCTGTGATGACATTTGTACTAGTTTATCTGCAAGTTCTGGAAATCCCTGTGCTAATGCTGTTTGAAAGGATTCAGTATCGCCATTTTCAAGTTGGCCTGCCATTTGCTCAACAAAATTTAGAACTTCACGGCCTGGTGCAGTTCCTGCCATTTCTTGGTACTCTGCTGTCTGAAGAAATGCTCCCCTACTACCTGCCGCTAATCTTTTCGCAAGTGTTTCTGCCATTGGATTGCCTTGTGCGTTTACCGATTTAAATCCTGCATCTATCGCCTTTCTCTGTTCTTCTGGAAGAGTTGCTAGTAGTGCCACATCTGCTGGTCCGAACGCCTTCTTCATCAAATCTGCGGCATCTTCCATTGAAATTTTTAATACATTTGAAGTCATTTCAACATTAGACATGAAATCGTCCATTCCTGACCTCATACTTCTATCGTCCATACCACGAAGTTGGCCGCCTATTCTTAATGTATCAAGATACTCTCCAGCGATATTGGAGACTTGACCGAATTCCAGAGCATATTTTCTCATGTAACCCAAGCCTTCTCCTCCATCTTTTGCTACAGTATTAGCAAACGACAAAGCACTCTTTACTCCGTTGACACCAACTGCTTTAGCAAATTGTTTAGTGAATTGTGTTGCTTCGCCGAAAGTAAAATTAGTCGCCGAAATAGTCTTCGACATTTCTATAAATCCTGCTTGTGCCTCATCCATACCATGGAGCAACCCTGCTTGTCGCATTTCGGCTACCATTGCAAATCTTTCTGCAAATCCTTGTTCTGCTCCACCCTGGAACAAATCCGCTATACCTTTCGTTGCGGCGCCGAAAGCGACTATTTTTAGACCCAGACTCTTATATAAATCCATTTGCATGGATCTGTCGGCGCCCTTTTTAGCCGCATCTTCTGAGAAATTCTGACTAATTAAAGCATTATATGTATCATCTCTTTTTTTCTCTCTTCGTTCAACATCAAGTATAGTACCACCCAAGCCAGTCACTGCTGAAAGACTAGCAAGAGATGAATTCGCTATTTTTTGTTGACTATTAACTATTCTATTACCTTGAACTTGTTCTTTCTTATCGCCTTTTACATCATTTTTTGTATTTTCTCTAATAGCATTTACAGCCTGACCCAAGATTTTATTTGCATTCTTGTCGCCCGAAGCCATGGCGGCAGTGTATCTAAGCAGAGCATTGTTGTCTGCCATTATTTGCTTTAAACTACCGTCTATTTGTTTTTGGGTTGCCTCTGTACTCCACTCTCGTAATCCGTGACCCGTAATATATACATTTTGTTCATCTGTTGCCATTGATACTCTCTATTTTGTTATATTTCAAAACTTCGTAGTTATTATTAAAGATAAATATTAATAAGATAATTATATTCATACTTAATATATCTTACTAATTAACTCATACTGTATTTATCAAAGGACACAAAATGAACACTGAAGCGAATCCATTATCAAAATACTTTCGTAAACCTATAATTTACGTACAAATTCCAACGGGGGGTAGATTTAATCCAGAAATCGATAAAACTATACTGGATGAGATTCCTATAATGTCAATGACTGCGATTGATGAGATATCAATGCAAAATCCCGACGAACTTCTAAATGGCGAGGCGTTGCTGAATGTTATTAAAAGTTGTGTTCCAACAATTCCAGACCCTAGAAATTTATGTAGTATAGATGCAGACTTGCTATACTTGGCAATCAAATACGCAACTTATGGCAAAACTATTACACATTTACACACTTGTACAGAGTGCAAAGAACAAGCAGAATATAATATAGATATAAACAATGTTCTTGAGAAGTTTCCCGAGATACACGAAGTTGAGCCAGTTGAATATGAAGATTTGAAAATCTTTGTTACTCCTCCGAAAATGGAAAGTATGACAAGATTAGCCTTAATGGATGTCGAACAACAACGTATTCTACAAAGCATCCAAGCAGTAGGAGATAACGATATAACTGAAATAGAACTAGCAAAGCAATTTGCAATTAGTTTTAGAAAAGTATCGAAACAAAACGTAGACCTATTAATTAGTTCAATAGACAGAATCGAAACACCAGACGAAGTAGTAACTGACGAAGATACTATTATAGAATTTATGAACAACGTGCCAGCACTAGTTATTAAAGAAGTCAACGATAGAGTACAATTAGTAAATAAAAAGCCAGAAGACTTAACAACGTTCGAATTTGCATGTGAGTCATGTGAACATAAAGATAAAATAAATTTCGAGTTGAATCCCGTAAATTTTTCCTCGGCTGGTTAAAGTCTGCCAGCCCCGCCGAAATAGTAGCAAAACAAGAGACTTATACAAAACAACTTGATGCTCTACACAAATCCTTGTTAAAACTAACTTGGTATATGCGTGGTGGTGTTAGTATATCTGAACTTCAGGAAATGCCCGTTGGTCACATCGACCATTTAAACGAAATAATAAATGAGAACTTTGAACTAAGTAAACAGGCTGGAACACCCATTTTATAAAAAATATAAAAAAAGTTAAAAAAACGCTTGACAACTGGAATAGATTATGTTAGTATGTTAAACATAACTAATATAAATTCTAATTCTAATACAAATCTCAATATATCACCCCCATTAAAAGAAATTAAGGCTAATAATGATTCTAATAACGGCATACATAGTGGAACTGTTAGTCGGACTGCCGACTCGGGATTGAGGGCGTATGAGAACCATACGTTCAGATAAGTTGGGTGAACTCCGACACTGCTTCTCGTTAACCACAAAAATGTTTATAACGTAAAACATTCATTGCTCTAAAGGTAATGGATGACTAGTATTTACCGTACAGAAATGTACACACCGCTGGTAGATTTATAATACTACCAACTTTGATTAAATTTTGTTCTATGTGGACTAATCAAGGTGCCGTTGAGTCGTAAGACGCAATACTAAGTTAAGAGGGAATCGTCAACCGACCTCGCCATTACTAGTGGCTAACTTAGACATAGAATCTGATGAACTAAAACAAGTATCATTTTACACGTTGCCCCTTTAGGAGGGCAATTGTGTCTTCCAAACTCAACAAGAATTTAATTATAAATAATATTTAGTGGAAGAAAGAAATATCAAGGAAATGTTCTTTGAGCCAAGCGAAAAGAAATTTCTGAAGATATTAGGTCTTTAGACCTATTAAGATGATAAACAATGAGATGATTTAATGAGTAATTGGACATATAATAATATAGTTGTTAATGAGTTACCTGATGATGTTGAGGGATTTGTGTATCTGATTACGAATCTTACCAATGATAGAAAATATGTTGGTAAAAAACTTGCACGATTTAAGACTACTAAACCACCGCTTAAAGGAAGAAAGAACAAAAGACGTGGATTTAAAGAAAGTGATTGGAGAACTTATTGGGGTTCTTCTGATTATTTGAACGCTGATGTTAAAAAATTAGGTCCTGATAAATTCACTAGAGAAATTTTGTACTATTGTCCGAGTAGAGGAATACTAAGTTACATGGAAGCAAAAGAACAGTTTGACAGGAAAGTATTAGAAACAGATGAATACTACAATGGTATTATTAACGTAAGAGTAGGTAGTTCGAAGATTCTTATAGAGCATCTAAAAAGTCTCAAGCAAAAACTATAGGCGCTAACAGCCACTGATATATTCCAAATATATCTATTCCCAAGAAAAACATATTCTGTACAATCATTGGTTTATCTTTTACTTTTAAAAAAGCATAAAGTACGACACAGTGTCCTATTGCGAATAATGGAAATGCGTATTTAGATTCGGGTATGTTAAATGATATCAATATGCCTGCACACACAAACATTGATGTTGCAAACCACTTCATATTATTGATACTAATCATAAAAACTCTCTCTGTTCGTTATAACATTATTTAGTCATCTAAAGAAAAAAGCCCAACATGATTATGCTGGGCTTATATCCACCTTTTTTGTACTTTTTAGGGTGGTACGTTAAAGGTCTAACCCACCCTCTATAAACTTGAAGTACTTTTTTTAGTGTGGTACTTTCTGCGTATTATAGAGTTATCAAAGGACATCTATGTCGATGAGAGAGGTTAAGAGGAGACATAAACATCCGTTGATAGTATTATAATAACACAACTACAATATAAAGTCAAGTAGTTTTCTTCTTTTTTTAAATAATTTAACTAATTCTTTCACTTCTTCCCAAGAATTGTAGCAATCGAACTGGAATTGCAGTCTGGTATCGGTTGTTGGGCTAACTGAATGTGATTTAGTACCTGAGTTTAGTATCACAATAGACGAAGGATACTGATATGTGAACAATATATCTTCA